AATAATTAGTAATTTATAAATAAAAAAGCCCTTCACAAGGAAGGGCGTGGATTGTATAATTTCAAAACTACAGATCGTCTGGCACTACAAAACCAGTAAATCTAAACAAGAATTTACCACCAGTAAATGTAGCATCAGCATCAGCAGCGGTTTTTCCTGTAGTGGTTCCACCAGTAAAATTATTAATTGTAATAGTGGCAGTCTCGCTTCCGTTTGCTGTGTAAGAATTGTCATTCCCATGAGAAGCGTTATTGCCTTCCGCGCCACTAGCAGTTTTGGAGTCAATAGTTAAAACACCGGAGTCTGGTGAGTGACTAACATTGAAGTTACTATTCGTTGCCTCAATTCCTCTTTGAAAACCTTCTTCCAACTTAGCTAAATTGTCAGCACTTTTTAAGCCAATTTTAAAAGGAACACCTGTTGCATTGTAGTCTAGATTTGTTTTGTCAATAATCATCTCAAACTTAGTGCCGGTTTCGTCAAAAAGAGTTAAGCGACTCCCATCATTAAAATGAGCAGCTTCTGTAGCATCTGCAATAGTCAAAGTAGTTGAACCACTAACTTTAGTGCCGGCAACCATTGCGCTGCCAATGTAGAAAGACTTTGAATTTAAATCATTTGCATCATAAGCATATGTTATGTCTTTACCAACAGCAGATCCAATATCTTTTCCCAACACAATGTGTCCCGGACTATCAGTTGCTGCCCCTTGTGTTCCAGTTCCAGAAGAACCAGTCATGAGAGTAAGACTGTTTGCATACGCAGTTCCATTTGTTGTTGGAGCTTCTAGGCAAAAACTTCTAACCTCTGTAACCACACCAAAAACTCCTTGAGTTACTTTACAGAGCCTAGCAAGACCTGAGGCTTCTCCGCAAGGTCTTTGTGCATCTTCTCCGGCAGTAAGGATGGTTCCCTTAGATGTCCCCAAATCAACAACAATGTCGGTAATCAATTTATTACCTTCACGATGTTGTGTAGTGGAAACAATAGCATTTTTTAAAGCAGCACCCGTGTCAACGTCAACCAGTTGTCCTAGCTTTTCCGTATCGAAGAGTTTTCCTCTAGATATTCTTTTAACACCCATTGTTCATCCCTCCTTATAAGTCAGCCGGGACTTCAAACCCGTGAATGTAAATAGCAAATTTTCCTGTTCCAAATTGACTAGCAGCTCCCGCTGAGTTGTTAGTAATTAGATACAAGTAGTGTGCTGTGCCATTTTGCCCAAGAGTGACAGTTGTATCAAATTCCGCAGTAATATCCTCGCCAACATCCTCCAGTCCAGCACATATTTCAGTGCCCGCTGGATCAGCTCCTGTAGCTGTCGTTGAAGATGTAGAGTGGTCTAGAGAGACACTTGTGGTGCCAGTTGTTGGAGCTTCAAGGCAAACTGCTCTAATTTCAGTTATAACACCAAACTTAGCAACTGTGAGTTGAGTTATAAATGCAACCTTTGAAGCTTCTCCAATGGCTTTATCAGCGGAGCCATTTCCTATAACAGTACCCTTTGAGGTTCCAAGATCAATCAAAATTTCTGTGATGATTTCTTGTCCGTTTCTATGTTGAGTTGATGATGCAATGGCATTTACAATGCCAGGGCCTGATTCAAGATCAATTGCCTTTCCTGCTTTCTCAACTTGGAAAAGTCTTTTACGACTTAATCTTCGATTTCCCATAATTTATTCTCCTATAGTTAATTATGGACTTGTCACCCGACCCGTATCTACCAGCCCCGTATTCCGGTAGAAACAGTGAGCAGGGGCCTCGCTCAAAGGAGACCGGGCTTCAAGTCAAAGTAAGTAGTTTTTGAAAAAAGAAAACCCCCAACTCAAATGAGAAGGGGGCTCTTATGATACTCAGATAATCAGGGATTATGCAGAGTACTCTCCACCGAGAAGATCACGACAGATCACAAGACCGTACATGTCAGGGCGAACCATTTTCTTCGCATAGCGAGTCATGACACCCTTACGAGGTACGAAGTCCTCTGGTCCGAAGATTGTTGGAGTGGTCTGTAAAGGCACGTAAGGTGCATATACATAACCAGACTCAAGGAAAGAGCCTCCCTTACGACCAACGAGAATAACGTTACGTGGGAAATAAGGATCAACGATTACGTCGAACTTGCGACTAAGAGCACCGACCTTAACAGCACCGATGTCACCTTTATCAGCATCAGCAGTTACGTTTGCACGGAATCCGCTGGTGAACTCAAGGATATTAGCAACTTCAGGAGAAACTACAACATAGTTGGCTCCACCACGAAGTGTCTTTCTGTGGATCTGAGCAGAAACATCATTGATGGTTTCAATAAGAGTCTCATACCATTCAGAAACAGTTCCGGTGAAATCAGGAGATGCAGCAGTAGCACCAAGCTCAGCGCCGGTTTCCTTATTGACAAAGAGTCCGGGTGAACGAGACCAGTAATAAGTTGCAGCAGTTGCACCATTTACAAGATCAGCAAGAATCTCACGATCAATTTCAAGAGCGATTTGCTCTGAAAGGATAGAAGTCAATTCTACCTCAGCATCCAAGTTGTGGTATGCGTTGAGATCTTGTCCCAACTCAGGAGTCCACTTAGCCTTAAGCTTCTTGGTTTGCGCTGTGATAGCGATACTATCTACCTTGATGTCGATCTCTGGAATCTGCTCTTGCCCTTCGAGAGCAAAACTGTATCCGTCAATTGCTCCAAGCTTGTCAGCAGTTGATGTCAATGCATCTTCAAGAGGGAACTTAACAGTTCCTGCTGGCAAGGTTGCTCCAACAGCCGCAGCAGTAAGGCTTTCAGTTTGAGACTCATCGGAAACAATAAAGAATCTGACTGCTTTTGCTTGAGACGTGATACCTGATTGATGTGGAGCACCAGCATTATCAGAAGATACGCGCTTAGTCAAGCGACGAACTTGCTGGATGTTTGCAATAGCAGTAACTGTTAGATTTCCGTTTGCGTTCAAGTCAGCAGCAAGACCGGTTGTATTTGCGTTGTTAGCACAGTCAACAAGTGAGAATGCGGACATGTTGTCGAAGTCTGCACTTGAGAATGCTGTTTCAACAATATCAAGAACAATAACAGCACCAGAAGTCTTAGCCAAAAGATCTGGATCATATTGAAGAAGTTTCTTTTGTGCTTCGCTCAAATTACCATCCAAGTTAATAGAAGCAGCGATAGCAGCTTTGGCCTGATCGCTAGATTGCACTGTTGAAGAACCAGTTGGTGAAGCGTATGCATAACCTGTCATACCGCCACGTCCGGGGCCTCCTGTGTCTCCGCCTAGAGTATCAGTCAGGCTAACACCACCAGTTACTTGAGAAGCGATCTGGTTAGTACCATAGATTGATTTTTCAGCGATATTCCCCAAACGAGAGGCTGCATCTGCTTGTCCAGCAAGGTTTGGTGAATAAACAAAGTCAAGAAAGAAGATCAGTCCAGAAGGAAGACTCATGGGCTGAACGCTTACAAGATCATTTGCGATAAGTCCGGCGAATACTCGGCGAACAATTGGGAAAGCAACAGCAGCAAAACCTTCAACATCTCCAGCACTCATGCTAGAAGATTCTCGAAGAAGCTCCTTTGCTTGGTTTTCGAGAAGACGAGCCATTGTCGACTTTTCTCTTTGGTCAGTAAGACCTTCGAGGAGACCAGTAGCCTCCCACTTATTCAGAAGTGCAGCACCTTCCGCTTTCATGTCGCGGTTAACGATACCTTCTGTCAATTTTTGTATAATAGACATTTTTTGTATACCTCCTTAATTGTATTTATATTAGTCTAACCCAGCAAGTTTCTTCATGCGACTCGCAAAATCAAGAGTCTCATTAAGTTTTTGCTGTTTTCTACGTGGCAAGACATGAGATAGGTTAGACCTTCTGTTAACAGACTCACTAAGTGATTTTGGTCCCTTCTTAGCGGTACCCACTATAGTTTCTTTAAGAGTCTCACAAATTGTCTTTGCTTCTTTTATAGTCTCTGCCTGTGCGATGGCTTCAACAATTTTAGTTTTTTGTCGCTCATTCAAGGAGGCATCGCTTAATATCCTATTGGAATATAGTAATCTTGCATTCATCACAAGTGCTTCTTCGATCTTTGCCTTCATGTCGGCTATAGTTCCGTGAAGCTTATCTTGTGCTGATTGGTATGACAAGATAGTATTTTTTAAATCTTCAACTTCTTTTTCAAGCTCATCAGCGTACTCTCTGTATTCTGTTGATTGCTGTGCTGCTAGTTCCATTTCTTCATCGTACTTACGCGTAGCAGCATCAGTTACAAAGTGTCCATGCTTTTCTTGAGACATGTCAACTTTTAGAGCTTCATCAATGTTATCTTCTTCTAGAAGATCCATTAATTCATTTAGTAATGCTTCGTCATCATCTTCTTGTAGAGATTCCTCTAAGGCGCCAAGATCTAATCCTCCACCTTCATCTCCACCAGCATCTGCTTCCATTCCACCACCTTCATCTGGTGATTCTAGCCCTAGGGATCCCGCTAGTTCTTCAGTGCCTTCTTTGGCTTCAGGTTCACCCGGCTGTTCTTCAGCTGCTGTTTTAAGATCTTCAAGGTCTAGATGGAAATCTTCTGGGTTAAATTCAAATTCCAGACTCATTTCTACAGGGTTATCACCAGCACCCGGATCTGATGCAAATGGAATTTCATATCCTGATTGTGCAGAGGCATCCATAGCTGGCGCTTCCTGCTCAGTGATGACTTCTTTGTCGTCTCCTTCTAGCAATGAATCTACAGCAGCTTTAATTTCTGGTGCATACTTATCAATAACGGCTTGCTCTGCGTTTTTGAGAGCTGCTTCTCGAAGTGCTTGTGCATCAACGATGGCTTGGTCTAGCATAGATGACATTAAATTTCTCCTAATAATAGTTTATCACAATAAATAGTGATTATACAGAGAAAAGGACAAGCATTGTTTAAGCGTTACACACTATGCAAAAAATGAACCAGATTCAGATGTATAAATATCAGACATCTGTTGGTCTGTCAAGGTCGTATTATAAAATTTCATGAGGGCAATGTGACCTTCAAAGTCATCGCTGACATTGGTTCCATCTGTTTCCATACCGATATAGAGCTTATCGCTATCAGCAAATGCTGTATTGTTTATCGTATAGGTGTTTGTGCCAGCCGCTGGTTGTCCGTTCACATACATTTTTGCTTTTGATGTAGTATCGTTATAAGCCATTGCAACGTGAAACCAATTATTCTGTGTTATTGTAGTGTTAGAAAGTCTGTTTGGGCCGGAGAAACCAAGCTTGTTGTTTTTAATATTAAAGCCCCACCGATGACTATTACCGCTGTTAAAGTTTCTAAATACAATAACTTCTCTTGCTGCGGTGTTGCTTGTTCTCCGAATGAAGCATGTTAAAGTAAAGTGCTGTGGATCATGCGCTATCAATTCATCAGCAAAGGTACTGATGTCAGCATAGTCATTATTACCGTCCAGCGAAAGGACATTTAAATTGACACCAGAGAATGAGCCGGTTGTTGCATTATTAAATAACACAATATCTGTATCTGATTGATTGAAGTTGTAAATCTTCATTGGAGTCGGAAGTCCTCCACCACCTGAAGGAGCCGTAAGGCCATCTAGCTTTTCAATGTTGTCTCCAGATATACCATTTATTTTTTCTATGCTATCTCCGGAGATACCTAATACTTTAGAAAAATCTGGCATTACAATTCAATCCAAGTTGATGATGGGTTAAAGTAAATTACATTTGACGTGCTTGTACAATATCCAACAATTCTTACAAAATCACCAGTTCCTGATGGTTGGGTAGTATCCATTCCCCCTGCTGTTGTGCTGACATATACTGCTTTACCACCAGAGAAATTTGAAAGATATGAAGATGCATCAAAAAAACCTCGCAACAACAAACCATCTGATGTTGGGCTTGAACCTAACGCTATACCTAGTAGTTGGTCGGCACCAGAAGCCGGTGCATCAGCATCAGCCTCGGCCCATGCAGAGCCGTTGAGGTAATATAATTTTCCAGTAGTTAAAGTACCAGAACCAAACTTTGCAACTTCGTTATCATCAACAAAACTAAGTTGTCCGCTTCCGTTTGTTTGGAGCACTTGTCCGTCAGTTCCATCTGATGTTGGTAAAAGATAAGAGTCTCCAATTTTTACACCATTAGAGCTGATGGATAAGTGGGTACTGCCTCCGCCGATAATTCTAAATCTTATTTCTTTGCCTGACTGAAGTTGGTCAATGTTCAGCTGCTCACCGTTATCAAGCTGTATTTGAGCAGCGTTAGTGCTATCTGACTCAAATACAATTTGTCTGTATTGGGCTCCTGTTTTTCTAAATCTTATTCCTTCATTGGTCGAAGCACCTTCAGAATCAACAAAAAGAGTTCCGTTGATAGTGGCACCTGTATTTGTAACAGAGACTCTTGTAGAGCCGCTGGTTTGAAGATCTATCTGGTCTTCTCCAAAGTCAATCAGTGTATCTCTTTGAGTATCGTCGGCTGCTTTCAAGTCTCCAATAACCTGAGCGCCTTTTGAATATTTATACGACATATCTTATCTCCTGTGATAAATAGGATCAAACAAATAAAAAAGGCTGACAACAGCCAGCCTTTTTGAAAGAACCAAGGTTCTAATATAAATTAGAAGATTCGGAAATCACCCTCTGCAACGTAAATCAAAGTTACAGCAGCGTTTGGTGATTCGAGAACGAAATGATCCTCAGTACCGTCGATAGAGTCACTACCAGCAGCAGCAACTGTAAGAGTGTTAGTTGAACTACAATCAGGACCAGCCTTAATATAGAGTACATCCCCAACAGTTAAGCTAGAACCAGTAACAAGCGCTGCGTTCGTAGCAGCACCCAATTGGTTATAATAGTTAACACCTTTGTTGATAGTTGAAACTGCACCAGAAGAACCAGAAGCAACGTTCAAAGTACCAGCACCAATGTAGGTCTTAAAGTCTGATACAGGAATTTTCTTTGAAGTTCCATCATCATCGACGATGATCCCATCAGCATCAGCAAGTGTGATAGAAGATCCAACTGCTACGTCACCGTCAAGCAAGTTGATCTCACCAGCAGTTGAAGTAATGTCAGCATCAATATTAAAGTTACCGGCAACAGTAAGCTTCTTAGCAGCACCAAATTCGATTTCACCAGCAGCATCCATATCAATTGTCAATACATGACCGATTGTAGCACCGGGAGCTTGTAGCTCAAAGATAGAATCGTCAGTAGCACCAACACGAATGAAACCTCTGTCAACATCGCCACCTAATTCAATATCTAAACCTGCACCACGAGCACCATTACCAGTAGCTCCCTTAGCAAGATGAATATTTTTATCTTCAACAGTTATTGTTGCAACGTTTACAGTGACTGTGTCACCATCAACAGTTAAATCACCGCTAACTGTTAAGTTACCAGCCATAGTAACATTAGCGTCTCCATTAAGAGTAATCGCAGTGTTTGAACCAACAGCATTGCCTAAACCAATTTTAAGATCATCATCAGTATCATCGAGACCAATATAGTAGTCTTGACCACCACTGTGTCCATCAAAAACAATCTTATTGTCTTCTTCGCCACCATCTCCAATCACGAGTGTTGGAGTAGTACCACCGATAACAACACCAGCAGAAGGAGCGTGGATACGAAGCTGATCTGTTCCATCTTCATCGTATTCAATAGCAGCATCACCAGCAGCACCGAATTCGAGTTTAATATCGTCTCCGATTCTCAAGCTTGCACCAGAGTAAAGAAGAGTGTCAGTTCCATCTTCATCATATTCAAAAGATGCATCATCTGAT